ACCTCAGAGAAAGGAGCAAGCGAGCTGTACTCGTTGTTTTGATACTTATAGCGGTAAGAGAAGTACAAGAACTTATCTGTGATATTATTGGTTTGTGAGTCTTCTTTTCTCAACGCAAGCGTAGGAGCCGCCAATGGTGGCTTTACAATTACGTTTATCTCTTCCTCTGTGAATGTATTGAAGCCATAGTTGGTCTTCGTGTCTATTCTGCGTGGCGGGTTGAGCCCGTCGGTCCAGAACAAAAGATCATTGATATAGTTTACGCCAGTAATCAAGTACTGCGTGTTAAAATTAAGAACGTTCGCGGCACCGGCCCTTGTGTCCATCACAAGAACAGACGTCAGGCCAGTAAGTTCGTTGTAAGACGCGATGATGTTTCCACCAACTGCCTTTACAAACCAGAACACCAAGAATTCAGAAGGTACGGATATAGACCCGATCGTCTTTGCACCTGTCAAAGAAAATGTAGAACCAGAAAATGCAGTAGCTGCAGCAGCGAGTCCGCTCACCTTGGTATTGCCAAGCTCATTCGACAGCGCTCCAACGTCAGACCCCTCGGACGTGCCGACGGTTACGTTCATTGCATCTCTGTATTGTCCATCAGGGATCAGGCGCTCGTCCAGATCCTTGTTCATTATACCAGCTACTAGGCTTCTCTTTAATTCCATTACTTGATCCAGTTTCCTTGATTTCTCAATACCATCAAAATACGATTGGGCTTGATATTAGAAAGTCTGATCTTAGCGTTTCTAAGCATTGCAGACTTTTCTTCTCTCGCTCTACGTACAATGTACTCTTGCACTCCCACTTTGTTATTCAAGATAGCCCACTTGATGTAGCTATAAATAAAGTCTTCTGCCAGCTTGTTTACCTTAACTGCGTCGTCGTCGCCGTTCTCAAGACCATCAGAGATGTACTCAATCACAACAAGCCTGTTGCTCATTCCAGAGCTGAAGTTGATTACGCCAGAGGCCTTGTCAATTCTGAATGTTGGGTTAACGTTGGCAACCTCTGAGTTCAAACCAAAGTATCCACCAAAGTTGTAGTTGAAGTACCAGTAGTCATCGATATTCCATCCCCACTTGCCGTTTGCCCAGCCCTCTCCAGTAAACAATGTCTGTGGATATCCTTGAATTCTCTTGATGTCAAGCTCTGACGTGCCGGTGATAACGCTACCGTTCTGGTCGTACAGTATGTTGTCACTAGAATCTTTCAAGTATGCCTGTGCGTAGTTGACGCTCATGTTCTCGCTGAGAGTAAACAGAGTGCCCTCTACTTCCATAGAGATCCTTGCGTAGTTAACGTAGTCTGGAGGAAGGACCAACTTGAGTTCTTCTCCAACGTTAAGCTCTAGCACCTTTACGTTTCTTGCCGCGTCGTAGTTCAGCTCCTGTATTGCACGCTTTGCGTGGAACAACACGTTGTACCTCTTCGTAACGCCTATTAATTTATCGTCGCCAACATACATAAGCATGAAGTTGTTCACTATGTCAGAAAGGCTGACATATTGGTACTCTCCACTGTTGTTTGGGTCCGAGTAGTATGCTTGATTAGTTATGTATGCCATTAGCTTTGCTTAGTTTGTTCAGAGTTGTCAGATCCGGTAGCGAATTGTACAACCTCTGCTTCGCGAAGATTAACACCAGAGTATGACAAAATCTTGTACACTAGGTCGTTTTGTGCGCTTTCCGGAAGCTCAAAGTCTTGATAGTCAACAGCTGACTGGTTGAATATAGGCGAGCCTGCCACGACAGTATATGTCCACTTAGGATCAACAGGGTAGCGAACATACAACGAGCTGACGCTGCTCTGGATGGTCGTTGGGTAAACCTTAATATCATTTCCTTTTTGATAATACGCTGGATAGGACACGCTCGGTGCAGTAATGTTTGAGTTCAACAAGTTCATTACTTTGTTCTGGGCCACAAATTCAATTTCTTTAGTGCCGAATAATACAACGTTAATGTAATACCAATCACTAGGAAGGGCAAACGATTGATTAACGCCAGAGTACGATAGATTGCTAGATGTAGAAAATATATCAATTGTTTCTGCTATGTTTTTTTGAATGTCTGAATAACCGTCATTAGCCAACCTTCCATTTCTTTTATTCACCCAATTGGTGTAGTCGTAGAAGTACTGCTCAAATATCTCAAGCTGTGCTTGTTTGGCGAATAGGTTGAACTCTTCCGGTGTAATGTAACCGTTGTTATCCTTATTAAGGATAGCCATAACAGTATTTCTAACCGTGTTTATCATGTCATCACAAAGATAACAAAAAAAGGCCACCCCTTCCGAGATGGCCTTAGTTTTAAATAGTGTTAATGTTTACGCTACGGCAATTCCACTTACTGCGTATGGAAGATTAGATACGCTGTATGTAACATAAGTCCAAGAAGTCTGCAAGGCAGCAACTACGGCGTTTTGAATTGCATCACGCTCTGTCTCGTCTCCTGCACCAGCAGTAGCATGTGTAAGTGTAACCACTTTACCGCCACCGTAAGTGATGGTAACTGTAGTTGTAGAGGCTTGCTCAATCAAAATGATTCCTGTAGCCTGAACTAGCTGATTTTGTTCGCTAGTAACTGGGATGCTTAAAAATTTTTCCATACAACAAATATACGTATAATTATGATAACTTAGACTTCACCATTTCCAATACTTCTTTCCCTTCAGCAGACTCTAAGTATGCAGTCAAAACATACACAGGATCTTCACCCTGCTGCACGTTCATCAACTTACGCTTGTTTCCGGTCATGTTAAACCAGATCTCACGGTTATTGTTACGCATACCAAACAAGCCCTCAGAAAGTGCCTTAGAGGCTAAAGCTGTCTCGGTCAATGATGGGTCATTCAACATCTCAAGCAACTGAATTGGATACTCTCTTGCGTACAACAAGATGTCTCTCTTCAACTCTGGAGTAGTCATTGTGTCAACTACGGGCCCCCATACCAATCTAGCAATAGCTAACATGGTGTCTAGGTCCATAGATCTAGCAGCGATCTGAGCGTCTAGCTCTACATTCATGTCCTCAATATCCATTATTGCCTCTTTCTCTGGATTCAACTCCGTAAATATTTGACCATTTAATGGATGGATATCCAAGAACTGCGACAAGAGAGGATTGTTTGCTGGAACTACCAAGGCACCATCCTCAAAGATAACTGGCTCGACAATTGCATTGTCGTCTTGTTCGTCTTCAAATACAGACTTTTGATTTCTTGCGTAGCGTAGTGCACGGTTAGTCTTTCCATCAAAGTGGAGCAGTGAAAATCTTTTAGTGTTACGAGATGGCAACACATAAGTTAACGGGGAGGTGCTGGAGGTAAGGACAAATACCCTGTCCTTAAGCTCATTTGTAGATTTTATCATAAGTAGATTTAATTGTTGGTACAAATATAAACAAAAAGGGTGAGTACATTGTACCCACCCCTTGTGTGTGATAACCTATTTAAGATTAGGCAGTCTTGAACAAGAAGAAGTTGTTCGCGCCCAAGGTGCACAATGCACGCTCAGACAAGAAACTAACTTTCATTGCATCCAAGTCACTAGTAGCAGCGCCACCAGCAGAACCTGTGATCCAAGTCTTGTATTTGCGATTCTCGGTTTCGCTAGCACGGTAGCGAACGTGCAAGAATGGACGCTTAGCGTTCTTACCCATAACTTGATCGTAAACATTAGTTGAACCAGCAGGTACTAATACACCGTTGATTTCACCACCATTGATACCACCACGAAGAGTAGCATCGTTTAGGTATTTCCAATCAGTCTTGTAGAACTCATATCCACGCTTAAATCCAGAGAAGCCCAAAGTCAAGGCCATTTTCTCGTCGTTGTTGAACAAACCGTAGCTAGTTCCACCAGCACCGTAGCTGTTTTGAGTAGCCAACATATCATCGATATCGAAGCTGAAGTTACGGTTCAAGAACAATACGTTCTCTTGGATAGCACCTTGCTTGTCCAAACGTTGGATGATAGCATCAAAGTCGGCCAAAGTACTTGGGTTTCCACCAGCCCAAATGTTTCCACGCTGTTCAACTGTGTAGAATAAGCCTTTAGTTCCTTTGTTACCAACATCACCAGTTACTGCGATAGCACCAGAAGCGGTTTCAGCAGGAACACCTTCTACCATGGCCATTTCCATGTAGTCTTCGAAACGCAAACGAGTTTCGTGCTCAGACTTGATGTACCACAAGTATCCAGTTGCACCATTTTCAGTAGTAACTTCTACCCATCCGATCTGAGCCATGTCAGAACCAGATACTTCGTAGTTATCCTTGATGATGATAGGAGAGTTGTCGAAGAAACTATCTTCAGCCTCCAAAGAACCAGACATACCGCTAGCTCCTTTTTTGAATTCAGAACCATAAACGAATGCAGTAGAAGTAGTTGATACAGGGATGGTTTGACCACCAGCAGCGTAGTAAGCTACAGTGAAGGTCAATCCAGATACTGCGGTGATGATAGCCTTGTCACTTTGGGTACCACCTGAGTTACGAGACAAGAATACAGTTTGACCAACGCGGAAGTTACATGCAGTAATACCAGCATCAGCAACTGTCCAAGTAGCGGTGTCAGCAGCAGCAGCAGCAGCTGAAGTACAGCTTGCATACTTAGTGTGCAAACGACCTTGTTCTGCCCACTTGATAAGGTCAGAGTTAGAAGGCATCTCAGCTCCTACTTGACGTAAGAAAGATGCGATAGAGCGATTACCGTAACGCTCGAATTCTTTCTCGTAGGTATCAGGAAGATACTGGTTTAAGAAATCGAAGTTGGTAATGTAGTTAGAAGGCAATGTTGCCTTAACGGATGAGGGGGTTATAGCAAACCCGGGACTCACTTGAACTGATCCAGCCATAGTTTAGTTTTTTTAGTTTTTTTGTTTAGTTACGTGTTTTTATACGTAGTCCAGACCCGTGGTCGTTGTCGAGTGCAGTTACTTTGAATCCACCTGTCGCTGTAGGCTGCGGTGTCTGTCTGATATCCATCTGGATATTCTTAGACTCCTTGCTTACTTGATCGATGGCAGATGCTTTTCCTTGCTCGTAAAAGAACTTGGCAAAGCTGTCTGGGTTCATTGCAACAGCAATTGACTTGTGATATGCTTCAGCGTTTTTAATAAAACCATTCTCATCTAAGAACGATCCAATAAATTGG